GAGATGGGCAAGATGCTCTATAACCCTGGCATGCCGGGCAAAAGCCTGACGCAAGGACTGCCTTACTTCTTTGACGAAGTGTTGGCATTGCGTGTCGAGCGTGACGCTGAGGGTGTGACGCAGCGGGCTTTGATGTGCGATAGCGACGGTATATGGCTGGCCAAGGATCGCAGCGGAAAGCTGGAGGCATGGGAAGCGCCGGATCTGGGCGGCATCATTGCAAAGATTGGTGGCAAACAATGATCACCAAAAAGATATTGCCGAACGACTTGAATGAATTGTCTAGCTTGTGGCTGGCAGCAAAGAAGCAGGAAGAAAATGCAACAACAGATCGACGCGATATTGAAGATCACATTAGAAAGCTGGTCTCCATTGCCGAAAACCTTGAAGGCACAGAAACAATCGAGCCTGGAATCTACGAGATCAAGATCGTTGGCCGCATTGATCGAAAAGTCGATGGCGACAAAGTGCAAGAGCTTGCCGCTGAGTTTGGACTGACTGAGCATCTGGCAAAACTATTTCGGTGGAAACCGGAATTGAACATGGCAATGTGGAAAGCAACAGACGAATCAATTACCGGCCCTTTGGCTAGTGCAATCACGGCCAAGCCTGGCCG